ATTGGTATCCAGAAGACATATTTGGCATATTCAAATGGTCTGTTCCGTATACACACGTTGTTAAGTTTTCTGACGTAGAAATAGAAGTTATATTTTTAGCGTTAGACAGAGATGAAGACGTAAGAAAGCTATTATCTATAGAATTTACAGGAATATGGATAAACGAAGCGAGGGAAGTTCCAAAATCTATTATTGATGCCTGTACTATGCGTGTAGGTAGGTATCCTAGTAAAAAAGACGGCGGGCCATCATGGTATGGCGTAGTTATGGACACAAACGCCCCTGATGAAGATCATTGGTGGGCAATTATGAGTGGAGAAGTCCCGCTTCCAGAATATCTGACAAGAGAAGAAGCATTAACTCTTGTTCAGCCCGATGACTGGAAATTCTTCACACAACCAAGCGCATTGAAAGAGATCAAGGCGCCCGATGGGGAAGTGTTAGATTATCAGATGAATGACAATGCTGAAAATCGTCACAACCTTGTCGATACGTATTATCCAAAACTGATAAGTGGGAAAACTAAATCATGGATAGATGTTTATGTTATGAACCGCATTGGGAACGTAGTAGATGGGAAAATAGTATATCCCAATTTTTCACAAGACTTGCACGTTGCCAAGGAACCAATTCCACCCGCACCCGGTCAAGATCTTATAGTTGGCATGGACTTTGGATTAACTCCTGCAGCAGTATTTGCGCAGCGATTACCAACTGGACGATGGTTAATATTAGCGGAATTAGTAGCAGCGAATATGGGAGCAGAAAAGTTTGCTCAAGAGGTAAAACACGTTATCGCCAAAAAATTCCCAGACCTTTCATCTAACGTAATAGTTTACGGCGACCCTTCTGGTGATTATAGGGCGCAAACAGACGAAAAAACGCCATTTAGCATCTTGCGTGTAGCGGGATTGCGGGCGTACCCAGCACCTACTAATGATCCAAGTTTACGGATAGACAGTGTAGACGGGACACTCACTCGCGTTATACAAGGCAAATCAGGATTTCTATTAGATCCTTCCTGTACTGTCTTGAAACGCGGGTTTGAGGGTGGGTACTCATATGTGCGTGTACGAGCAAGCGGAGTTACAGAGCGATATCACGATTCTCCTGATAAAAACAAGTTTAGCCACATACATGATGCGTTGCAGTACGCAATTGTTGGTGGAGGCGAAGCAAGACAAATGCTAGGTCAGAAAAAAGGTGAAGTGGCTAACGGTAAAGCATTTTTTGATCCATTTGACAGACAAAAACACGTTATGCAACCAAAGAAACGAGCAAATGAAAAATGGGAACAAATATTCCGGCGTGGTATATAGTATTTATTAAGCGCGATAATCAACATTGGTGGGATTATATATTTTGCCGTGGCCCTTATAAACATGTGTGTGCTTTGGGGTATGAGCCAAGAGATGATCAATGGTTTTTATATGACTGGTCTTTTTTAGGCCTTGTATTAAGCAAATTGTCTACAGAAAACGTTGATGCTCTTTTAACTCATTTTGAACTATCTGGGAGCGTTGTATTAAAAGCGCCAAGACAATATGGTAAATACAGAAAGGTGTGTTTCCCAATAGCAACTTGTGTATCGGCAATAAAACACCTTACACGGTTTAAGTCTTGGGCATTTACTCCTTCTCAGTTGTTTTGTGCGTACACAAAAGCAGGTGCAAAGCGTTCTTTTGTAATCTCAGAACAAGTGGAGAACTAAATGGCAGCAATAGGTAAAATTCTATCTGGGCCGAAAGAAGACGGTCAATTAAACGCAGATAGAGCAGAAGCTCGCAGATTAGCTGAAGAAGAAAAGGCGAGAGCTGATGCTAAAGCTGCTAATTTACGTTCTGCCAGAATGTCTGGCAATGTTGGTTACGCTAGTTTACTAAGTGCTGGCACTGCTGGCGGTGGACAAGCACCTAAAAAGAGTTTGTTAGGATAATTTATGACCCCTAAAGATGTAAAGCAAAAGGCCGAAATTGCCTTCAACAATAGGGATAAATTTAAACCGTTATTCCAAGACGCTTATGATTACACAATGCCAACTCGACAAGGTTTTGATCACAGCGATCAATTAGGTCAATCCCGTACAGATCGTATCTTTGATGAAACAGCAGTAGTTGGCGTTACAGAGTTTGCTGCTGAGTTACAAAGCAGTCTTATGCCTCCATTTAGTCGATGGGCTAATTTAGTTGCAGGTAGCGACATTGAAGACCCAATGGAAGCAGAAGAAATAAACGAAGAACTGCAAGCTATTACACAAAAAGTATTTGACTACATAGCGCAGTCTAATTTTGACCAAGAAGTAAACGAAGCATTGCACGATTTAGCCGTAGGAACTGGGATATTGCATGTAATGCCCGGAGACGCAATTGATCCGCTACGATTTAGAGCAATACCGCTTACTGAAGTAGCAATCGAAGATGGCCCTGATGGACAAATAGACGATATACATTATCGCAAGTTTTGTAAGATAGAACATCTGCCTATTATGTATCCTGACTTGCCAGAAGATGTATTAGCTATAATTAAATCAAGAAATGCTAGCAATGATCGTATTGAATTAGTGCAGAGTACAATGCGCAACCGATTAACTCCCAATATGCGTCAATGGGATTTTGTTGCACACATACCATCTATAGAACAAGAGATAGCTAAAGAAGTTTATAAAGGTAGAGGTTCTAATCCTTGGATATTATTTAGATGGAGTAAAGCTGCTGGAGAAAGTTATGGTCGAGGCCCAGTAATTAATGCTTTACCTGCTATACGCACATGTAATCTTACAGTGCAACTTATACTAGAAAACGCCGATATGGCGGTTACTGGAATGTGGCAAGCGGATGATGACGGGGTGATAAATCCAGATAGTATTAATCTTAGACCGGGAATCATCATTCCTCGCGCCCCCGGATCACGTATTGATCCATTGCAAACCCCTGCGCGATTTGATGTAGGGCAACTAGTGCTTGATGATATGCGTCATAATATTAAAAAAGCATTGTATAACCAGCAATTGGGGAGACCGCACGAAGCAACGCCAATGTCAGCTACAGAAGTTGCTGAAAGAATGGCACAGTTAGCTAATGAGATTGGTCCTGCTTTTGGTCGACTAATGAAGGAATTGGTAGAACCTGTAATACAGCGAGTTATATACATACTCAAAGATAAAGGTTTAATACAAATACCTACAATTGATGGAAAGCAAATATCTATTGTATCGCAATCACCGTTAGCAACTGCACAACGTATGCAGGATGTAACAAACATGGATCAATTTATGCAGCGCATGGTTTCTGTGTTCGGACCTCAAATATTGCAAGTTATGATAGATCAGGATAAGACTGCAAAATGGTATGCAGAAAAACAACAAATACCATTAGACTTACTACGCAAACCAGAAGAGCAAGCGCAATTACTACAAGAAACTGTAGGACAATTAGCCCCAGTATTGGAACAGCAACGTGGAGAGCAGTAACATTGAAAAGGACAATAGAAAAAAGCACGATAGCGCATTTAGCAGCAAATTTTTTTGCGTCTAAAGACGGCGAGATAGTATTAGATTATTTTAGGACTATATTACTTAATCAAGTATTAGATCCACCGTTTGACGCTTTAGAACTAGCATATGTTGAAGGTCGAAGATCAGTATATGCAGACATGATTAAACTAATTGAAACATCTAACAAATTGAAAGCAGCAGAAAATGGAACAGATGAGCGAGTCACAAACATCTTCAACAGAGCAAACGACAGAATCAACCCCGACAGAAGCACCTAGTCGCCCTGATTATTTGCCAGAAAAGTTTTGGGATTCTGATAAGAACGAAACTCGTTTGCAGAGTTTTAGTGAGTCATACACAAATTTAGAACAAAAACTACATTCTAAAATGGAGGACTTGCGTGAAGAGGTTAAAGCAGAAAGTCTTGCAAACCGTCCAGAAAATGCAACAGATTACACGTTGCCAGAACTGGAAGGCGTTGAGTTCCAAACCGATGACCCCTTATTGTCGTTTTGGCGTACCCAAGCGCACGGTATGGGTCTTGATAACGACGGATTCCAAGCTGGGATCAAATCCTATATGGAAACCATGCAGGCAGCAGCGCCCGATCCTAGTGCGGAATTAGCTAAACTTGGCGAAGATGGCAAAACACGTATTGAAGCTATAAACGCATGGGCAGATTCTAAGTTATCCGAAAATACTCGTAATGCTCTTAACTCACTTGCAACAACGGCAGATGGCGTTTTAGCAATTGAAGAAATGATGTCTGTATCGCAATCCTCTGCAAATACAGTTGATGGAGCGCAAAGTGCGCCAGTAGGCGAAACTTTAGAAGAGTTACAAGCATTAATGAATGATCCCAAATATTGGGGCGCAGCAGGTGTGCGTGACGATACATTGATAGACCGTGTTACAAAAGGGTTCGAGCGTTTACAAAATAGCTAAATGAAAGGAATATGCTATGCCAGTAAATAAAAAAACAGGAAAAATGAAGCCGTATCCCGGCCCAACTTCAAAATTACGCAAGCCTAAAAAAGCTACAAAAATGCGTCGAGTAAAGTAAAATGTTGCGGTGGCGTGAGATAGCATATCTTTTTATTGCTTTCGCGGTAATCTTACTGTGGAAGCAACACGCTTCTGCGCAAATAAATCCAAACAATCCAAAACAAACGTGTATTCCGTTAAATACTATAAAAGAAGCAAGCAAAATTATGGATCAACGGCAAATTATGCGTGGTTTAAATCAACGGGAAGAATTAATAATAATAACGGCAAATCCATTTTCTGAACGCTGGACAGCTTGGCAATCCGTACAAGGAACGCATTTGTGCGTGGTTGCTTTTGGCAATGTGTTTACGTTAATCGAAGAAAAGGTGGGAAATGGGAGCTAATGGAAAGTTTCGATGTTTTTGATGCGATTAATACTGCCATTGCTGCTTTTGCGATTTTAGGCGGTATGGTGTACGCTATTATTAAAACAAAAGTAGACGTTGAGCATTTAACTAAAAAAGTAGAAACGCTTTTTGAGTTATGGAACAATAGGAATAAATAAATGGCTAGACCCGGACTTTATGCAAATATTCACCGAAAAAGAGCTAGAATTAAAGCGGGGAGCGGAGAGAAAATGAGGAAACCCGGAAGTGCTGGCGCTCCTACTAAAAAAGCATTTGATAAATCTAAAAAAACTGCAAAGAAAAAATAATGGCTAAAACACCTGCATGGCAACGCAAAGAAGGCAAAAACAAAAGCGGTGGTTTAAACGCTAAAGGCCGTGCTAGTTACAATAAAAAAACAGGGGGCAAATTAAAAGCTCCTGTAACTAAAAAACCGTCTAAATTAAAAAAAGGCAGCAAGGCTTCTAACAGAAGAAAATCATTTTGCGCAAGAATGGGCGGTATGAAAAAGAAACTTACTAGTGCAAAAACTGCAAAAGATCCCAACAGCAGAATTAACAAAGCACTTAGAAAGTGGAATTGTTAGCTTTTGTGCGTAACAAAGTAACTATCCTTTAGATACAGCTTTAACATCGGCCCAAAAGTATGGTGGTACTGGCCCGTAAGGAACAACCAGAGCAACCCATCTGCTAGGAACAACCGTATTTTGTGTTTAACATTTTAAAGGATTGGATAATCTAATGGCAGCTCCTACCATTGATACCACCTTTATCTCGCAATTCGAGAGCGAAGTACACGTTGCTTTTCAGCGTATGGGTTCTAAGCTACGAAATACAGTACGTGAGAAAAAGGTATCGGCCCAAGACGACACTTTTCCAAAAATTGGTAAAGGCGTTGCAGGTCAAAAAGCCCGACATGGTAAAGTTCCATTGATGAACCTTGGACACTCAAAAGTTCAAGTCACAATGGCTGATTACTATGCAGGTGAAATTGTCGATAAACTCGATATGTTGAAAACCAACATTGATGAGCGACAAGTTACAGTGCAAGCAATTGCTGGCGCTTTAGGTCGTAAAGTTGACGAAGTCTTGGTTACTGCTATGGACGCAGCAACAAATGATTCCGAGTCATCCTCTGGCGGTATAACATTAGCAAAAGTACAAAATGTACATACTCGTATGGGTAACAGAGATGTTCCTGACGATGGTGCAAGGTACTGGCCTGTTAGCCCTGCTGGTTGGAACGATTTAATTAGCATCGATCAATTTTCCGATGCCGATTACATTGGCCCAGATCAGCTTCCTTGGCCTACAGGTATTACTGCTAAACGTTGGTTTGGTTTCTTGTATTGGTCATTCTCAGGTCTTGATGTAGACGGCAGTGGTGTACGCAAAAGTTTTGCTTACCATCGGTCTGCAGTTGGACTTGGCATGAATGCTGAACCACAAATTACACCATCTTATGAGAACGAATATGCTGCGTTCTTGTTCGTTGGCTCACTGGCTCTTGGATCTGTCATTATTGATAATGACGGTATCGAAGAAGTCAAATACACAGAATAGGGAGACGTTATCATGGCTTTTACTTTTAATACGCTTTCCCGAGTAGCCCAAGGTGCAGGGTTTACGCAGTATATGTATGCAACTTCGGATGCAAAAAATACTGTTGACGCTGCAAACTACTTTCTTGGTGCAGCCGACTTTCTTAACGTTAATGACGTTATTTTGGTCAAAGCATCAGATGGTGTTGGTCAAGTAATTGTTAACGCCGTTAGTGCTACAGCTGTAGACACTGGTGACGTAGATGCAATAACAGCAACCGACAGCAGGTAAGAATCCCTTCGGGGTATTGGGTGAGCATGGACGGTTTTCGGCTCTTTCGCTGTCTGCGCTCACCCTTTTTCTAAATAAAAGGTGATGCGGTGAGTAAAACAAAAATAGATTTAGTCAATTCAGCTCTTATTTTGGTCGGAGACAATCCGATTACTTCACTTAATGACCAAACTACGCAAGCACTTGTCGCCAATACTGTGTTAGAAGATCTAATAGAAGCAGAACTTTTTGAAACACGGTGGCGGTTTGCCAGCCAAACAACAGCAACAAGTTTTATTTCTAGTATTACGCACCCAACAGGTTTGGGCGTTTTCCAAATACCTAACAACACTATAAGGGTTTGGAACGTATTAGAACGAGGTCGTTCTGTTTTAGGTGAATGGGAGATGGAAGGTGACAAACTGCTTATTGATGCTGATAGTAATAGCGTTATTTCTGTTGATCGTACTGTAGAGCCACCAGTAGGAAACTGGCCCCCACATTTTCGTATGTCTGTGATATATGGATTAGGTAGCATGTTTGCTTTGGCATTAACAGAGAATGAAGCAAAATCTAAAATGTTGATGGCTGCAGGAGATTCATATCGTCGCAAAGCAAGAGCGCAAGATGGCGGTCAATCATCGCCAAGAGTGTTAAACACTGGACAGATGATGAGTGCAAGACGCGGTGTAAGATCAGGCAATGAAGGGCTTATTTAATGTCCCGCGCAATGTCAACAATATCTACTTTCTCAAGTGGAGAACTAGATCCTCGTATGCGAGGAAGAACAGACCTTAAACATTACCTGCAAGGCGCATTGCGTATGCGTAACTTTAGACAGTTAGCGCAAGGAGGCGTATCTACGCGACCCGGTTCTGACATGGTAGGTTTGTTACAAGGTGATGGTAGATTAATTCCTTTTGTTTTTTCAGAAAACCAAAGTTATATCATGGCATTTACCGCTAATTTGATTACTTTTTATGGTTCTCCTAATTGGGATAAAGTAAACGAAATATCGTCACCATATTCTTTAGAGCAAATTAAAACATTAGATTTTACACAATTTGCTGATACTATGATTATTTGTCATAAGGATGTACCACCTCAAAAATTAGTCAGATTAACGGCATCGGATTTTTTTATGTCGGCGGTTACGTTTGATGAAAATGCTGACAAAACAAGAAGACATCAACCGTATCACAAATTTACCAAACCTGAAGTACACATAAAATTTTTCCATGCAAGCGGAAGTTACACTGCTGGATTGTCGGTAACGGCAGGTCTTTACACAAATAATTCTACTGACCCAGTAACGGGTGTTTGGAATGCAGATCACATTGGCAAACGATTTCAAATTATTGATGTGGGAGACAGCAATAAATTTAAAGAATTTCAAGTAACGGCACTCGCGTCTAATGGTTATGATGCAACAGTAACTTTAGAGTCTGGCATTTCTACACAAGCAGCAGGTTTGACATTAGATTGGGGTGAGCCATTATTTAGCGATCTTAGAGGGTATCCATCTACTGCTTGTTTTCGTGAAGGACGTTTGTGGTTTAATGGCCCTCCCGCCCGTCCTTCGGGCCTTATTGCTAGTAAGATTGAGCAGTTTTTTAATTTTGATGTTGGCACTGCTGCTGATGATGATTCTATAGATTTTAACTGCGCAACATCTGAAGTGCGCAAAATAGAATATCTTATTCCCGGACGAGATTTAACAGTGTTGACTGATGGCGCTGAGTTGTACGTTTCTGTAGATGAGGGTGAAGCTATAACTCCGGGCAATATTAACGTAAGACCCCAAACATTTTTCGGATGCAAAAGAGTTAAGCCATATGTTTTTGACAATGCAATTTTATTTGCACAACGAGGGAATGGTAGAAATATAAGGGAATACCATTACAAAGATTTAAATCAATCATACACTAGTTCATCAATTAGTATATTAGCAGGGCATTTAGTCCAAAAACCAATCGATAGCGCAGTCTTAACATCTTCTAATTTTGCTGAACAATACGCATTTTTTGTAATGGACAACGGTTCGATGGCTGTATTTCATTCTATACGAGAAGAAGAGACAAGAGGCTGGTCATTATGGTTTCCCGGAACATCGGACTCAGGGCAAGATTCCGCAACAACAACATACAATAATTCTAATGTTACATATGCAAGCCAATCACAGTTTGCGAGTCAAACTAATTTGTTTTCATCTATGACTGTTGGGGATAAATATCTTAGCGTTGCTGTTGTAAACGATGATTTATTTGTTTTAGTGCAGCGAAAAGTTGCTGGAACTAACAAATATTATGTAGAACGGTTTAATACAGACAGATATTTTGATTTAGGGCGCACTGAGAACGCTACAGCAGCCACTAGGACGTTTACGGGGCTAACAGCCTACGCAGGTCACAAAGTCGCTGTACGGGCGCGTAACGCGTTTATAGGGCTATATGACGTTTCTGTAATAGGTACGCTTACTTTGCCAGACACGGTAGAGCCACAGGTAACTATAGAAATAGGGCTACCATTTTTAGCATATTTAAAACCTATGCCGTTTGATGCTTCTACAAGAGCGGGGCAACTATCGGGTAGAAAACGTAGATTAAGTAGGTTGATAGTAGAAACATTTGATACGTTATCATTAACAGCGGAAAAAGAAGTGTTGTTGACAAGAAACGTACAAGAAGATTTATCAGGACAACCTACACCAACATCTGGCCCATACGAGTTTAATTTTCTCGGATACACAAGAGAGCCTACTGTTACATTACTTTTAACAGAACCTATGAAGGCAACTATATTATCAATGCAAGCGGAGTTGGCGTACTAATGGGTGACCCACTAACATTAATTACAGTCGCA